TGGGATGTTGCAGTAGGAACATCTGAGAAAGATTGCGAGCGCCGACCTAAACCCTGGTCAGGCCCGGAAGATGGGTTGCCGCCAGTCGGATCTACTGTGCAGGTGCGGGATCAAGAGCCGCATAAGTGTTACGCGCACCATTGCGGTAAGAGCGCGACAATTCTTGCTCATCGGATTGGCTCGTATTCTGAGCCTGTTGCTGTTTATCACGTATCCGGCCTTGACGGTCTTGACGAATATCACGCGCTGGTTGAGGCGTGCTTTCGACCTATCCGCACACCAGAACAACTAGCCGCAGAAGAGCGGGAGAAGGCGGTTATCGATTTCAAACAGGTATTGGACGAGTTAAGCCAAGATTACTGCATGCACCTCACTCCACATGCAATTGATTGGTTGGCGGTCCGCCTAGATCGTGCAGGCTTTAAGCGGGAGGTGGTGTGATTAATGTAGATTGGAGTATCGCGCCATTAGGCGTTACGCATTATCAGCCTGAAACAGAAATATGGAGGGCGCACTGGATCAAGAACAGAGGAATAAGGCAGTTTATCTGCATTGAGGGTCGAGAGAAAATTGGATGGAAGGAAAATCACATGAAGTATAGTGATAACCCAATAAAGAAGCCTGACAATACGCAGTTACCTTGACAGCAACAAAAACACCATTCCACAACTGTCCACGATCCATAAACCGTGGACAGTTTAGGTTTGGTGTTTTTCTATTTGTCAAGTGTGCTAGATAGTGTCCTTGGTCCTAGGACTGCGGACGCTAGCCTAGCTTGCGCTTTGCTCGCTCGATGATTGAGGGGGATAGGGGATTGCCTTTAGAGTCGGTCAAGACTTCCACGGTGCTGCATCGACAGTTTATGGAATTAGGCGTTACAGCCCACCAATCCCGCTCCTCCTGAATGGTATACAGATGCGCATGTCTTGCTCTATGCGAGGGCCTGGTAGTTTGGCTCAGAGCGCTTAGGTGCATGAGACGAGTATTGATACCTAGATCCGTCTGCGCTGCCTGCGCCTCATCCATCCTTGCCTTCCTGAACGCAGAAGTAACCTCGGTCCGCGCAATCCGCTCAGCACGCGAACGGTTCACGCCTGTACGCGCCTGAATGTCTTTGGCGATCACTCGTGGATTCTGGCCGGCGATCATCCCTCGCGTTAACGTCTGTGCAAGATCCGATTTCATCTGCTGACTGAAACCCTGCATAAGTTCGAATTCTCGGGCGGCTAGCAGACTGATGCGCTTGCGATATGGAGGGCTGAACAGGATTGCGTCTATGGTTGGCTTGGTTAGTGCATACAGCTCAGATTGGACGGTTAGGTTGGCCGCAGTCATAGCTGTGCCCTGCTGATATGCGCCTTCTATGTATGCGCGCATGCTCCATAATTCAGCCTCACCGCCCTCAAGAAGTATCAAGTTACAGATACGCTCGATTTCTGAATTGATGCCAGATAGGATCGCCTGATCCAGGGCGAACTGATAAGTACTGGCATTTACTTCTAGAGCGTTCAGCGTGACGACGGTGTAGTTTTGTTCGCCTAAGATTCGCAGAACCTCTTTACCGATTGCGTTAACGCGACGGTCGAAGTCCTTCATGAATCGCCTTTCGCGAGCATCTTGGCCGGTCGCGTCTGCCAAACTGCGGGGAAGAATTGGGCTACCTGCTGCCATGTAAACCTCTAATTAAGAAAGGCCCCGTAGGGCCTTTGATTATTGCACGGTTGCCGTAGGATCTGTTGTCGGCTCTACATCAGGAAGCGGAGTAAGAGCCTCTGTATTCTCGTAACCTGCTGCCGTACGCATCTCTTCTGGACTAAAGATCATTTCGCCACTTGCAAGACTGGAAGCATTGACCTCGCTCATGGTCTTGACGTTCAACAACTTCTCAGCATCAGTCGATTCAGTCAGCTCATCGAACATAACCTCGAAGTCTTCGCGGCGCTCAATGACGCCGTGATCCATCATCCATTCAACCACTAGGCGCGAGTTAGGACCGACTTCATTTAGGCGGCGACCTTGGCCGAACCGGTTGAACGCCTTGATGTCCTCGTTGCTTGCTAATGTGCCAGTCTGACGGCCTACGATGATCGTTGAGCCTACACCGATACCCGCGCCTACCTCTTGCAGGTTGACTTCGAACGGGCCTACAGGATCAGGTACGGCAGACGTGATAGCGGTAACTGTGCCGTCTTGCGTGATGATTGCCGAGTCAATGCCTCGGTTAAGGCCATCCACCACGGAGTCGTATAGCGTCCCGATTTCTGATAGCTGCATTCCGTGAGCGCGGGCAATGCTCTGCAAATCTGCATCTTTGCTGAATCCGACATGGATAGCACGAGCAGCAGCCTTGATGTATGCCTCGCCAGAACCGCCAGTCACCTTCTCCAGCGATATGAGCGCGTTCAGGATTGGCTCGTATACCGACTCTGGCTCAGTAATCGAGCCAAACACGATAACGCGAGAAGGATGCATCTCTACTTGGCGCGGAGAGCTCCCCGACGCTTCACTGTGTTCGTTGTAGGTGTACATGAGCGGCTCGCCGTATGTCGGGCTAGCCTGCTCAGTGTCCCACACCGATACAGTGAGCGAGCCGCGCCATGCAGGAATAAACTTAACGATTGCCGCAGCGCTGACGTTCTTGAGCGGCTGATTCCATTGCTTGGAGTCACGAACTTGGATGATAAGGCCGGCATACCCGCCAACCATCTTGCGCTTGTCGGTCTCTTTGATGGCGGCCCATACGCTTTTCTTCTTGAAAAGTCTCTTGACATCCTTTTCCCACTGGGTTTCATCGCGAGATTCATCAAACTCATCTTCTCCCTCGATAACCCAAGGGTTCGTCTGCCATGTCTTGTTCAGGATCTGCATCAACGCCCCATGACCAACGCCATGACGCTTGTAAACGCGATAGAACTCACTGAAACCTGGATTATCAGGGAAGCCGTACTCGCAGTACGCTCTCTCGTGACGCTTTGTATCCAGCGCCCCAGTACCAAACGCCGCCAACTGCCTGGACGCAGCAATCTGCCGCTCAGCCAGGTTATTCAGCGCCATCATCAATTCAGGTGGTGCATTGACAGTCATAAAATAGGGCCTCGTAAATTATTTCCATTATACCTTGCGCGGAAGGTTGGATTCGGCTAAGGTTTGTGGACATTAATAGGAGGGTGGTACGGATGAAATTGGTTGAATTGTTGGCGGCAAAACTTGAGAATTGGGCAGATACAACTGCTTGCTATGTGCAGGATCCTAATGGGGTTGTTTATCCATGTGTGTCAACTCCTGAGTTTTGCAATCAGTGGGCTGGCGCTTCTGGATTCATCGACCAGAATAATGAGGCGATTTCTACGAAGATGGATCTTTCATCTGACTACTCGACTGCAATTATCAAGAAGGCCCAATGGCAAGCCGAGCGCGACCGTCAGAAGGGTGGCGAGTGGATTCGTGCTCGTGGCCGCAAACCAAAGTACGAAACCGAGACGCCACAACGCATGGAGGTTCGCCACCGTGACGGCGATATCACTAAAGGCTGGACAAGTCAGGCGTGGAACTGGTCGCACAACGATGGCGCGCCTGATGCGGATATCATGGCTTGGCGAATCATCAGCCAGCCACAAGCGGAGGAAGTAGAGATGAATAAATTATGTATGGGCGAGAAATGCAGTGCAACAGCCGAGAATATCTCGCATAGCAGCGAATGCGAGGCTGAACACGAGGCTTCGTATAACGGCACATGGTGCCAAAGTTCCGGCCCACTTGCTTGGCGCGACACAATCATCCACTGCCAAGCCATCATCGAAGACTGCGAGCGCGAAATTCAGCGTAACGTAGACCTGCTCGACGCTGAAGGCCTGATGATGCAGGTTGATAGCAAGAAGGCTATGCAGGCTTATGATGTCGATATGAGCGATTGGCGTAATCTACGAATTGGCGATGTAGTCGAATGCTTGCCTGATGGTGCGTGGATGCATAGGTGGCAAGGAAAGCATGTGACCATTAAGGAGGTTGAAGTTAAGGATTACGACGGCGATCTTCCTATCTGCGCTACTGATGACACTGGAACCTATGATTGGGGGCGAGGTTATAAGTTCATCTCCCGCCCATAACCCAATCCCTAGACACAAAAGACCCTGCTTCGGCGGGGTTTCTTTTGCCCGTGGTAAACTAGGCGCAATTATTGGAGATAGTCCTATGCGCCATAAGCAGGCATTCGTCGTTAACTCGACTTCTGATGCCACAAGTACCCGCGTAAACGTCCGAGTGGCAGTAAACGCTGCTTCGATTCGTCGTGAGCAACACAATGGTCGAGAGCATATCGTAGTGCCGTCGTTCACGCTCCCAGACGAAGTAATTATGAACGGCGGTCTCTATCCTCACGATGAGATTGAGAAGTCCTACAAGAGCCTGGAAGGAACGTTCGCGCCACTGGGTCACCCGCAGGTCGATGGTGAATACGTAGGGGCCGAGCGTCCAGAGGCTGTCAACGCATACCACTTCGGCGCGTTCAACAAGAACGTCGAGCGCCGTGGCAATCGGATCTATGTAGAGAAATTTATTGACGTAGAAAAAGCCAAAGAGAGCGAGATTGGTCGCAAAGTCCTGAATGCTATCGACAAGGGTGAGCCAATTCACACATCGACCGGCATCTTTCTTGATCGCGAGATGACTCCGAACGCTGACGGTTACGGCTGGATTGCGCGCAATATGCACTTTAACCATGATGCCGTCCTCCTCGGAGAGACCGGCGCAGCTACTCCCGCTGACGGCGTTGGCATGATGGTCAACAAGACCTTCGTCATCAACTCTGCGATCCCTGTTGTTAACGAAGACGCCCTAGACGACTCATACGGCGAGAAACTTGCCATTCTGTCCGAGGCAGTCAAAGAGCGATTTGCAACATCGGACAGTTACGCATACGTGCAAGACTTCGATGATCGCGCATTGATCTACGTGACTCCAGAAGGCACGTACACTATCGACTATCACTATGAGGGTGATAATCCAATCCTCACTGGCGAATCGAAAGTAGTAACTGTTGAAACGTCGTACAAGGTTAAAACTAACTCCATGATTGAGCACGTTAGAAGCGTGCTAAAATATTTCAGTACCAAAACTAAACAGCCAGTAGTGGCTAATGTGACCGAGGAAACATCCGATATGAAACCCGAAGAACTGCAAGCGGCGCTCGATGCGCAAGCTGACAAGTTGCAGGGCGCGTTCAACACTGCGCTTGCGGCTCTCGAAGCTAAGAACACCGAGGCTCTGTCCGCTGTAAACGCCAAACTGCAAGAAGCAGCAGAAGCAGGCCTGAAAGACAAGCGCGCCGCAGTAGCTGCCAAACACGGCGAAGTTGTTGCAAACGCCCTGTCCGGCGAAGCTCTGGATCAAATGTTTGCCAGCGTTCAAACTGCTGCCGGTATCTTGTCTGGCGCTCCAGAAACCAACGCCGAAGCTGAAAAAGTAACCGTTGATTCTCACTTCGGGAGCATTAAATAATGGCTACTCGTTACCATCGTGTTAACCAAGACGGCTCTAGCCTTGGCGCATACCTCAACGGCGACACCCGTTGCGCAGTGCTGGCAGCAGCTAACTACGCCGGCTCTTTCGTTAAGCTGACCGCTGGCAAGTTCGCGGCTGCTGGCTTGGTTGACCCAGGCACTACTCAGCTCTGGATTCTGGATGAGCACAGCATCACCGGTCAAGCAATTGATGCTCAGATTGCTTCCGGCGAAACCGCTACCGGCCACTACGTCACTGAGGGCCGCTTGTTCGCCGTCCGCTGCGCCGCTGGTGCTTATGTTGAAGGCGTTCGCGTCTATCTGACCGCCGCAGGTCTTGGCACCGTAACCGCCGGCACTGATGCCGTGGCTGTAGGTTACGCCAAGGAAACTGTAACCCTGGCAGGCGTAGATTACGTCCTCGTACAAGTCAAGTAAGGTCTGAATAATGATTATCACCGCAAATACTTTGCTCCAACACGAGAAGCTGCGCGAACATGCACAGTATGTTCTCGATAACCGTGGCGCGTTCAACGCAAAGCAGGCTGGTCTACAGCGCGAATACGGTTCGTTCCAGTTCGCCGCTAACGCTGGCCTGCCTTCCGATTTCTGGCGTGCAGTGGACAACACCGTTGTAGAGGCTACCCGCGCAGCTGACGGTTACGAGATCCTCGAATACCTGCAACCTGTGCAAGTGGTTCAGTCCATTGGCGCAACTGTTCGCCAGTACGTAACCAGCACCGACATCGCTGACGAAGTTGTTATCACCATGTCTGGCCACGGCAAACACGGCTTCGACCATACCGGTTACGAAACCGATGGCGACCCTGTTCCAATGTTCCGCTCCGGCTTCGGCGCTAACTGGCGCCATGTTGTAGGCCTGCGTGACGCTGGCCTGGATCTTATTCTGGATAGCCAGCGCGCCAAGCTCATCAAACACAACAAGGCTCTCGTAAGCTACGCGCTGAACGGTTCGGCTGAGATTGTTGTTGATGGCAAACCAGGTCAAGGCCTGAAGAACCACCGCAACACCGTCAAAATCGATCTGGATGCTTCCGGCGCCAACATCGATCTGACCACCGCTACTGCTGAGCAGTGGGCTGCCTTCCTGACCACTGGCGCTTTCGGTACTTCCGTTCGCACCAACAAGGTCACTAAGGTTGATCGCATGTACGTCTCTTACGAGATCTACGGTAACCTGCTTAAGCCTTACGTGGTCAACGGCGCTTTGGCTGGCACTTCGCTGACTGCAATCGGTCCTTGGCTGGCTGGCATGGAAGTCGTGCCAACCTACGCTCTGGTTGGTAACGAGTTCCTGGCTATCAGCCTGAGCAAGCAGTACGTTAGCCCGATCATCGCAATGGCTACCAACGTTACCCCGATCCCACGTCAACTGCCGGAAGATAACTACAATTTCCGCTTGCTAACTGGCATGGGCATGCAAGTCAAGAAAGATGGTGACGGCCACGCAGGTGTTTTCTACGGCGCGAACTTCGCTTAAGACACAAAGATACACAGAAAGCCCTCTTAAATGAGGGCTTTTTTATGTGATAATCTCCATAGTCAGGATGCGGAGATTAGTTAGCAATGCAGATTATTTCTAGGAAAGAGGCCGCAAGCCTTGGATTGAAGAGGTATTTCACCGGCGAGCCGTGCAAAGAAGGGCATGTTACTGAGAGAACCGTATCAAGCACGGGGTGCCTAGAATGCGCCAGGCTTAGGCAGGCAGCATTGCCTCTCGAATACCATGCAAAATCAAGAAAAAGATATTACGAGAAGCACAAGGATCGAATAAAGGAAGAGAAAAAGGCTGATTATCACAAGGCTAAGGAGTGCCCTGAATTTCAAGAAAGGAGGGCCGCTTACCAGAAATCAGAGCCATTTCTAGCTAGCGTCAGGAAGTACCAAGCAAAAATAAAGGCTAAAAAGCCTTGGCTTATACAGTGTCGAGCGATGATTACCCAGTGTGTGATAAAGGCAGGCACTGAGAGAAGAAAGGGAGACAGGACGAAAGACCGTCTTGGATACACGCCAGAAAAATTCAAGGAGCGTATAGAGTTCAATTTCAAGCCAGGAATGTCTTGGGATAATCACGGCGAATGGCACGTAGATCACGTAAAGCCAATAGCAAGATTCGTTGAGCAAGGGGTAACAGACGCAAAAATGATAAACTGTCTATCAAATCTGCGCCCTATGTGGGCGTCAGAAAACATTAAGAAAGGTGCTAAATGGCAAGGTTTGAAGTAGTAATCCCGTGGTATCCGGTCAAGGTTGGCGACATCATTGAGACTGCCAACCTTCATCCAGCGCTCAAGCCAAATGTGCGTGAGCTTCCTGAAAAGCCAGTGGAAGAGAAGACTCTAGAAGTAGCAACCCCTCGGCGCGGTCGTCCACCAAAAGATAAAGACGAGGAATGAAAAAAGCCCCTGAGATAGGGGCTTTTCTTTTACTTGGCGAGTGAAGCGGCGTATTCGATTAGGTAGATCTTTGGGGCCAGCCAGATTTGCAGAGCCACTCCACCATTGATGAATAAGCTGATAGCCGATGTTACTGCTACTGCCCCTCCAGCAAATACAGTTACCATCTGAATCCCTTCATGCCAGTCGTGCTTAAACGACCTGTATGAAAATACCGACCAAGCAATCAGATATATGATTGCCATGACCAGCAATACGCATGCCTGAGCTAATTTAAAAACCAGCAACTGATGAATGACATCAGGAATTTCAGCGCTCAAGAAGCTGATGCTAGAGTCTACTCCTTGCATGGTTTTGCCGATTATTGTAGCTAGAGCCTGCTGCAATTGTTCGTTCATTGAAACCTCCGTATTTGGTGAATCGAACTCTATAGCCGCAACGAATCCGCGTCAACCCCTCCATGTTAAAATAGTCAAAACCATTTCCAGGCAACGAAAATGACACTCCAGTATTCGGTAGCAGTAAACAACGCACGCCTTGACGCATTCGAAACGGCTGCTGGCACGTCGGCTAAGCTGAGAATCTACACAGGCTCTGTTCCAGCTAACTGTGCGGCTGCTGCTACCGGTACGCTGCTGGTCGAGATGGCATTGCCGTCTGACTGGATGGGCGCTGCTGCATCAGGCGTGAAGGCTAAGGCTGGCACATGGTCCGGCACTGGCGCTGCTGCTGGTACGGCTGGATACTTCCGAATCGTCGACACTGCTGGCACCACTACGCACGCGCAAGGCACATGCACTATCACTGCTGGCGGCGGAGACATGATCCTCGACAACACCAGCATCGCCGTATCGCAAGTTGTAACCGTTAACTCCTTCACGCTGACCACCGGCAACGCGTAATGGCAACGCGGCTGTACTTCCATGCTGCTAGCAATGCGCTAAGCGGCACGTTTCCTGCTGGCGAGCAGTCGTCGTTGGTTGCTAGCTACTCGGCAACTGGCGCGAACACGCTTAGGAAAATGGATACGACGAAGGGGGTTTTGCAATCCTCAACGGTCGCCGCGAGTCTTGCAACGCTTTCTGAGCAAACTGGCTTCTACGGCTTCTTCTGTTCTGATCCTTTGTCGGCAAACCAGAACGTAGGCGGTGCAGGACAGACAGTAACACTGAACATTGCCAACTCGATGAACGGAACCATGATGGCCCTGGGGGGCGATCTACGGTTCAACGTGTACGTATGGCGACCGTCTACAGGGGCTAAGGTCGGAACAGTCGGAGATGCGCTTGGTCTGACTGGTGACGCTATTGTCAGCAACACTACCGAGCGAGTCAACCAGGGAACGACTACTGCGACGACTCAAGTTGCCGCATTAGCTGGAGACGTGCTGGTATGCGAAGTCTGGCAGATCCACACTCAGACACTGGCTGTCACGCGCACAGGCACACTGTTCTTCGATGGCGCCGTAGTGACCACGGTCACTAACACATTTGCCACTGATCACGCATCATTCCTTGAGTTCAGCGCGGATAACCTGACGTTTGCATCGTCGGGGATTAACGCGACTCTGGCTGTAACGCTGGCTAACGATTCGGCTTCGTCTGCGTCTGCTGCTGGGATTGCGGCTCAGTCGGCAATTACCATGCAGTCGGATACTGTATCTGGTCAAGGTCAGGTCGGTGTTTCTGGATCTGCATCGCTGACTAACCAGGGCGACTCGGTGTCAAGCCAAGCCTCTTCGCAGTCTTCTATCTCGGCATCGTTAGCTGTGCAGCTTGCTAATGACCAAGCTTCGTCGCTGTCATCGGTAGCGATCTCTGCACATTCCTCGGTAACGCTTCAGTCTGACTATGTATCTAGTGCGCTATCGTCTAGCGTGAGTGCGTCTCTGGAATCTCAGGTGCCGAGCGACTCATCTACCTCGTCGTCGGCTGTATTTATATCGGCTTATGCCCAGATTGATGAATCCTCAGACTCAGCAGCGTCCGAATCAAGTATAGAGATTTACGGCAGCCTATTTTCCGCAAACGCCGATGATATAATGTCCGCATCGGCTTCTGCTGGAGAGGTTGAATTCTCTCTTGAAAGAACACTGTTTATAGGCGCTCAGGTTCGCATTAACCCGGTTAACGCTCAGCTAAGACAGTTTTATCCTGTAACGCAGAACAGAGTTGTTTCGACGATCGCGCAGAATCGCACGACATCACTAGAAGCGCAGAATAGAACGCTAGCTCCAGAACCTCAGAACAGGAACATCGCAGAATGACAGAGACATACACTGGAGGTCCGGATAAGCCTACGATTGTTAAAGATCCTGAAGAGGTTCTGGATTACACGTTTGACTGGTCTGCGTACCTGGCTGATATCGAGGATACGATTGTTAGCGTTGAGTTCGAGCCTGTAGGTGTCGTGTTGGACTCGTTTAGCAATACGCCTACCGCTGCTACTGCGTGGGTATCTGGCGGCACGAACGGAACAACTGGATACGTTACCTGCGCAATCACCACTGTCGACGGGCGCACGGCTGTTCGGTCTATTTACTTGAAGATTAAGGATCGATAAATGCCGACTCTAGATCAGCTTAAACAATACCTGACCTCTATCGGTATCCCAATTCCGCCAGATTTTATCCTGCAAGCTTGGCTAGATACTGTTGAAGTTATTCAGCCTTGTCTAGATGGTGCTGGATACTCAGACTCAACACAGCTTCTTATCTATCTCTACCTGCTGAGCCTGTACGGGATTGTTTCTGGCGACAAGTACATTAGCTCGCAGACCGCGCCTTCTGGAGCTTCCCAGTCTTTCCGCTACAACAATTTGCAGGATAAGTATCGGGGAATGCTAAACACCCTGAGCATGCTAGATACTTCTGGATGCACTGGCTCTGTAATTCCTCCTATTCCTGGCGCAAGTGCCGGCCTGTGGGTTTCAACTGGCGGGAAGTGCTGCTAATGGCTAATCAATACGATGGCAAGAATGGCAATGGCTATCAGCCTATTGATACTGGCGCTGTAAATCCTCAGCCGCCTAAGGAGCGCTAGCATGGCCTTCATGTCAGCGTGGTACATGATCGACACCGCTACGATCTACCCAAGGATCGCAGAGAACGAATGGGGCGGCGCTGTCACATACGGCACGCCATACACTATCCTTTGCGGTCACGAAGGCGTATCTAGGCAATCCCGAGACACTGAAGGTGCAGAGTTCGTAACGCGGGATGTCTATTACACTGGCGACGTTCGACCTCGCTATCAGGACCGCATTGCATACGGCGATACCACCGCGCAAGCTTGGGATGCAGCGCAGGCAGCAGAGATCCGCAAAGTAGCACGCCACGGCATGTCTGCGTTTAACTACGAAGACGAGTACGAGCTGGAGACTGTCTGATGCCGGTTCGCGGACTCAAGGAAGTCAGACAGCAACTCAAGCGCGTCTTTGGTGATATCCAAGGACCGAAAGCCGAGAAGACGCTGACTGAAGTCCTGATCACCGCCGCTGGGTTTGCTGCAACGATGACGCCAATCGACACGAGCAACCTGATCAACAGTCAATATCGCAAGATCACTGCATACGGTACTCGTGTTGTTGGCGCAATCGGATACACGGCGGCATATGCTGCTGCCGTACACAATGCTCCAGGCACTCTGCTTGGAACCAATACACCACGCTCATCGTCAGACCCATCACGAGGAAACGTGTGGGACAAAGACGGGGAACCAGAATTCCTACGCAAAGCATTCGAAGACTCAGATGCTCGTGCGGCAATCGATGCAGTCATTAAGCGCGGGATGAAAGTCTAATGAGCCACACACCAATAAACCTGTTCCGCGACTGGCTAGAGGCTTATGTCTCTACGGCTGGATATAGTCTCGGGAAAGGCATGTGGGAAGAAACAGCTAACGCTGGCAAGAAGTTCGTGGCAGTTTGGTCAGAGCCAGGAAGGACGCCGAATGGCGATATTCAATATCCACATATTCGCGTAATAGTAACTGGAAGATCTAACGGAAAGGCTTTAGGTGATGTCGATCAAACAGAACTTTTCGCGCAATTACTTATTGATACGGCCATTGAGCATTTCTCGACTAGCTGCATGGTGAACATCCGGCCTCTTGGCAGTGTTCGGGGCCCTTATTACACCGAGACGAACAGGAACTGGAACGAAATCAACTTCGAGCTGACATGTTAAACTATCTGCATCTGCTCGTACTGGGCGGTACTTTCAAACTTTAAAGGAGGTGCCTTGTGGCCCTTAACTGTGCGTCGGACAAATTTGTAGGCAAGAGCGTACTCGCTGAGTTCGCGCTTGCTTGCGGCGATGTAGATCCTATGACGTTGACGTGGCTGCCTCTTGGTGCTGCCCGTAACAAGTCTAAAACCATGTCGGCTGACACCGTAGATGCTACTGCTGATGATTCGGTTGGCAGCTTCCGTGACACCTTGATTACCTATAAAACGTTTGATCTGTCTATTGACGGCGTTACCAAACGTGATGACGGCACAACTTCTAACCAGCAGCTGCTTGCCAACCACTTCGAGACAGATCCTCAGCCGTATGTTTGGTGGCGCCTTACCGGTCCAATCAATACCACAATGGCATTCTGCGTTCTGACTGAATACACTGAAGAGTATCCTTACGACGACATCGCTACTTACTCGACTACTGCAAGCGCAACGTCGCGTCCTGGCGGCTTGCCTAGCGTTATCACAACTGCAACGCCTGTACCGGTTACCGCAGTAATCACTACGCCAGCAACCGCTACCGTAGCTGTGGGCAACGTAACAAACATCGACCACGTTGTTACTCCTGCTGCTGCCAGCCAAGCCGTAACATGGACCTCCAGCACTCCAGCGAATGCAACCGTTAACTCTAGCGGTCGGGTCAGCGGTGTCGCGGTCGGCACCTCAACAATCACAGCAACTTCCGTTAGCGACCCAACCAAGACAGACACCACAGTGGTCACTGTTACGGCGTAAACGCAGCAGATACACAGAGCCTCCTTCGGGGGGCTTTTTATTGCCTACATATTTTTCCCTGCAAGGCTCTTTAGTTTTGACGGCTCCAGGCAAGCAAATCTTGGGTTTTTATTGTTGAGAATATTCTCTTCATTCAGAAAAACGGAGACATGCGCGCACTCTGCATCGCTTTTTATTCCAAACCTATCTGTGATGTCCATGTATGTGCATCCATTCGAATCGCACAATGCAGCTACAAGCAGTAATGTCTTCATTTCAAGCTCCTTAATTCGATTGAGCTGTGAGGGTACATCCATGATTCTGATTGAGTCAATACCCGCATGGTAAAATAGTCCAATTATTTCTGGACGCAAATCATGCGCGCAATCACTTCTGTGGGCGAGGTCGGGGTTAGCCTTGGTGATACCGACTACGTATTTCGGCCAAGTCTCGCTGCTATCGACTCGCTAGGATCTCCATCCGAGATCGTGTCCAAATTCGGCATCCTTTTCTCTGCTCCAAAGATCAATCCGTTCTGGCCTGTGCCTGCGTACAGGGCTTGGGAGCGTGAGGTAATGGCTACGGCATATGACGTACTAATGGCTTGCTGTGATGCCGACCTGACGCCTTTGCTTGGTCATGTAGGTAGTCGCTGGGGATCGTTCGTTCCCGGCGCAATGCCGTCTCAGGATATGGTCCACATTGCCCGCTGCCTTATGCGTCATGGGATCGTCGGCGTGAAGCCGGAAGGTCGTTTGCTAGCAAAGCCAAAAGAAGAATATGTACCGGAGTTTCGCCCTCGTGAATTCGTCGCTCAGGCAATTGCTCATCTCGGCCTGTCCAGCGCTGAAGCTTGGAACCTAACAATGACAGAGTTTTCAGGAGCCATGCAATCCAAGTTCGGAAAGCCTGAAACACTACCGCCTACAGAAGAACACGACGAAGCAATGGCCCGTCTCGCAGAAATTAACAGATTGCGTCAGTATCAGGTGAATAAATGACTATCAATGCCGGATCCATCCAATACCAGGTTGAAATTGAGACGGCTCAAGTCCTGACTGGCTCGCAAAATGTGAACAAGAGTCTTGACGGCTTGCAGACCGGTTTCAACAAGACCGACAAGGCTGCGGCTAATTCTTCCAAGAGTATGGGCACTCTCGGGAAGAGCATGGTCGGCGCTAGTTCTGGCGCGTCAAAATTTAATTTCGCAATCGCGCCATTAGCTGGAGCTATTGCCGGGATAGTGTCGGTTCAGGCGCTTGCTAACTTACAGAAACTAAGCGAGCAATTTACGCTTCTTCAGTCAAGGGTTACAAGGCTCTCAGCCAGCGCCTCTGATGCAAGAACAAACTACTCTGCTTTGCTACAGATCTCATCTGCTGGCGGATCGGACCTTACTACTACAATTAAGCTGTGGGAAAGCCTAACCGCATCACTTAGAAGCCTTGGCGTTACTCGCGATCAAGTTCTTAGCCTGACTGACACCCTGCAAAAGATCGGCAAGATTGGCGGCTCTAGCGCTGAAGAGATTAGTGCAGCACTCCGCCAGTTCTCCCAGGCGGTAGCTGGCGGCACTCTGCGCGCCGAAGAATTCAACTCGATTATTGAGCAGATGCCAGAACTTGGCCGAAAGATTGCCGACGGTCTTGGCATTCCGTTCAATGAACTTCGCCAGCAAATGTTGGATGGAAAGCTGACGATTGATCGAGTTCTTACCGCTGTATATGAGCAAACCGGTAAAGTAAACGAGGAATTCAAAAAGGTTCCGCGCTCTGTTGGTGACGCATCCAACGCAATCGTTAACTCGATGGGTGCGGCAATTTCGAAGATTGACCAAGCAGCCGGCGCATCTCAAAAGCTTGCCGGACTTCTAGATGCTGTCGCTGAAAACCTTAATAAAATATCAGGAAACCTGTCGCCGCAAGAAAAGCTTAACTCTCTTCTTGAAGACCAGGCTGATACTACGCGTCTTATTAATTTTGAAAACGAAAGGCTTTTTGGCCCAAACAAAAATCGAATGAAGCAGTTGCAAGACCTTCAGGCTAAGCTTAATGATGAGATTGAGCTTACTCGTAAAGGGATGGCTGCTAGCACCCCGACTGGAGGCCCTTTAAATATAAAGCCTTCAAACAATGCACCAGCTACTGACTCACAGAAAGCGCTTGATAACCTACAGAAAGAAGCAGAACTAACCCGCCTAGTCGGAGTAGAGCGAGCCAAAGCAGCAGCCGTAAACAAGCTAGGAGCCGGTGCTAAGCCAGAGGAAATCGCAGCAGCTCAGAAGCTGGCAGCAGAAATCTACAATCTGGAAAACGCTCGCAAGCAGGAAGGCGCTACTAACAAGAAGCTCACTACCGAGAATGACCAGCTAACTAAGCGTGCAGCAGCCGAAGAAAAGCGCGGCGTTGAGCAGAACATCGAGGTCTATTCGAAGCTCGGTGCTGAGTTGGCAGCAGTCGGGCAAAATGCGCGTGACGTTGCTATGCAGCGTGCAGAGCTTAGCCTAAATGAGTACGCAACTCCTGAGCAAGTTGCGCAGGTTCGTGCTATGGCGGGCGCTCTGTATGACTTGAATCAGGCCCAGGCTAACAAGGCATTGCTCGGCCAGGTTGACCCTGCTGCTGGCGCTCAGCAAGGCCTTGAGAAACAGCTAAAGGATCTGGAAACGCTCAAGCAAGCGAAAATGCTTAGCGATACTGACTATCTGACCTTCAAAGAGCAAGCCGAAACCGACTACAACGCCCGCATGATGGAGATCGAAACCCAGCGTTTCGCTGCTCAGTCTGCCGGCAACCAAGCTTTGATGGATGGCCTTGATGCACTGGGTCAGTCAGGTACGCAAGCACTCGGAGGTCTTCTTTCGGGAACGATGAGTCTGCAAGATGCTTTGGGTAATGTCGCTAACACCGTGCTGAATGCCGTTATCGGATCGTTCGTGCAGGCCGGTATCGAATGGGTTAAGCAACAAGTCATCATGGCCGCTGTAGGTAAAGCAACTCAAGCTGCCTCGACGAGCTTTGGCGTGGCAAGTGCTGGCGTATTGACGGCTGCATATGCTCCCGCCGCCGCTGCCGCGTCTGTAGCTTCGTTTGGTGGTGCTGCATATTCTGGCTTGGCGGCAATGGCAAGCGCAATCCCAGCCGCTATCGGCTTGTTCTCTGGTCGTGCTCTCGGCGGTCCAGTGCAGGCAGACGGCATGTATCGAGTGAACGAAACAGGTGCACCTGAGATTTTCAACGCTGCCAACGGTCGTCAGTACATGATGCCGAACAGTCGCGGCGACGTGGTTAGCAACAAGGACGCATCTAGTGGTGCAGGTGCTGCTGGTGCCGCTCCAGTTGTTAACGTGCACAACTACGGCAATGACAACGCATCGGCATCGACTAAGTTCAGCGAGGCAGACCGCGCATGGGTCGTTGACGTGATTGTGGGCGACGGAATGGGTGATGGCAAAACCGGTAGAATGATTAACTCATTGACTGGTACTCGGAGGCAGGGAACTTGAGCACTCTAATCGAGCGAGTCTACGCATCGGCAGGATCAGAAGTAATTATTGACACTGTAGAGTTAGCTTGTCCTGCATGGGATGAGCCGCTTTACATCGTCAAGGGTTACGAAGACATGACATTAGGCTTGGATGGTGTCGTATTCAAGACATTCATGGCCGCGCCTATTGCTATTGCGCTTCCAAAGAAAAGCAATCATGGCAATCAGACGCTTAGTTTTGCGATTGATAACGTTACAGGTGAGGCGCAGAAAAGAATCGACTCTGCACTGTTCTTTTCGCAGCGAATTACTCTGACGTTTCGTCGGTATTTGAATGTTGATCTGACTACGCCATCTGAGAAACCGTTCTATGCGACTGTTCTCGGCGGCAGTGTTAGTGGGACTACTGTTCAGATCGATGCGGGGTTCCTAGATATTATGAATATGCAATGGCCTCGCGATCTATATACGAGCAAGTTTGCACCAGCGCTCAAGTATTTATAATGGACTGGCTTAACGTTTATCTAGCCGCTACATACGAAGATGGCGCTCGTGGACCTGCAAAGTATGATTGCTGGGGTTTATGTCGCGAGGTTCGCAATTTGCACTGCGGAAAACGCCTGCTCCCATCATTTGGCGCAATCCGAAACACTCAACCAAAAGAATTCACCCGCGCCTATCAACAAGAATCCGCCAACATGGAAGAGTGCGATCCAGAACACGGAGCCATTGCAGCTGTGTTCCGTGGACCTTTGTGTATCCATGTCGCTGTTATAATTGAACTAGAAAATGGATTGCACGCGCTAGAGATTAACCCGAAGAAGGGGGCTCGACTGATGCGCGTTAGTGATTTCGAATCCCAATATCTAAGAGTGATCTACTACCGTGACAATTAGAGTATTCGGATCGAAACTGAATGATGAGCCTAGCGAAGAGTTTCGCGCAGGCGGTGTGACTGTGCGCGACTGGCTGGCCAAGAACGTGCCGAGCTATTCTGATATGGATGTTCACCCGATCAGCGTTTCTTTGAATGGCGAGGTTATTCCGCCTGAGCAATGGACTATTTGCTCGTTCGCCGCCACTGATACTGTCGACATTGTTATCGAGCCAAAGGGTACAGAACTGTTCTTCGGAGCACTGTTTCTCGTCGCCATCAAGACTTTGACGCCGAAGATTCCAAAGGTTAGTTCTACCGCGCAGAATGGCGAAGGGATTAACGAAGCTTCGATCAAGGGTAACAAGGTCAAGCTGAACTCACCTATTCGCGAGATCGCAGGCACTCGCAAGGTTTACCCTGACTACCTACTGCCTCCGCGTCGCTACTTTGCCGGACCTCGTGAGCAGCATGTCGAGATGTTACTTTGTATCGGCAAGGGCGAGCACGAGGTTCCAACCAACAAGATCCTTATCGGTGACACTCCTGTTATTTCTCTTGGAGCCGACGTGGAGTTTCATGTCTACGGCCCGAATGCCGATCTATCAGGAAACCCTGCTCATCTGTGGTGGAACGACGTAACCGAGGTTGGCTCTAGCTCTAACGGATCGTCCGGCCTTGAGCTGACAGTATCCGAACCGCTGACTAACGGCTATGTCGCCACCTCTCAGATCTTTGACGACTACACAGTTACTATTCCATCAGGCGCCGGAGCATTCCCGCCAGATTGGTTCACAGGCCTTATCGTCCGCATCCTCGTATCGTATCAATACGACTTTGTAGACGGTGGTGGCGGTGCGCGGGATATTATTCGCGGCTTCAATCTCGACATGCTGGCCCCGTCAGTTGGCGACTCAATCGAGATCGCCGGATCGAACGCAGGCTTGTACGTCGTAAACAGCTTCACGCCGTCTGTAGGCCCTATTCCAGCCGAGATGACGCTTAACTTTGATGGTGGCGCGCCTGTAACTGGATTGACTCTGGGATCGCTTCCTGCAAGCATTGCGCCTCGTGGTCAGCGTTTCCGTGTGACCGTATTCAGTGGCTCGCAGATTACCGTTGAGCGTCTTGGTTCGACTGGTGCCGTTGATACTGATTTCCCTGGCTTCGTCTATCTCGAAACAGCATCCGCATCGGTAACGCTTGACCCGTCCAACCTTGAAGGCGGATACCGTGGTCCGTTCGCAATGTGCCCGTTTGGCGAAAAGGCTACCGCTATCGAGTGGGACGTCTTCATGCCTTCCGGTCTGTGTGGTCTAGGCCGAGAGGGCCAAGTTTACGAGGTCGGCGCATTCCATCAATTCGAATGGCGCGATATGGATGTTGCAGGCGCATGGACTACCATCGAGAAGACTCATACAGGCGCGTCTCTGGACTCTCAGGGCTTCACCAATCGTGTCGACTTGCCATATCCGATGCGTCCAGAGGCTCGAATCAAGAAGATATTCATTCAGCAGTCTGAGCGCGAGACCGAGATTAACAACGATACTGTCTGGTACGGTGCACGCTCTCTGCTTTCTGGGCCGATCACCTATCCAGGCGTAACCGTGATGAGCGTCAACGCTCGCGGAGGTGATCGTCTGTCAGCTCAGTCTGAGGCGCTTGTATCAGTTGAAGCTACACGCAAGCTTCCTACTCGCCTCAATGGCGCATGGACTCCACCAGTTGCAACGCGCGACATTGCCCCATTCTTCGCTTACGTCGCCAAAAACGTTGGCTATACAGACGCAGACATCGACCTAGTAGAGCTGGATCGACTCGACGCTATTTGGAAGGATCGCGGCGACCACTACGACCAAGCAACTAACACCAACGGCACAGCTAAGGGCGTTATAAACGACGCGTTGTCTTGCGGGTTCAGTGAGCTTACAGTTGATCGCGGTCTTCTGCGCCCAGCTCGTGATGAGCCTCGTATTGCATTTGAATCCATGTACACGCCACAGAACATGACTCGTGGACTTGAGCGCTCGTTCACTGCCGTTCGCCCTGATGACTATGACGGCGTCGATGTTGAGTACGTCGACGGCGTGTCCTGGCAGGTTGAGACTGTTGAATGCCGTCTGCCAGGCGATGCAGGAACACGCATCCAGAAGGTTAAGGCAGAAGGTTGCACTAACCGCACGAAAGCATGGCGTATCGGCATGCGTCAACGTCGCGCACTGAAGTTTCGTCGCTGGGAATACAATTGGGCTACCGAACTTGATGCGCTTAACTCTCGATACCTGAGCTTTGTGCAAGTGGCCGACGATGTGCCAGGTTATGCGCAATCTGCCTTCATGGTCGAATACGATAACGGCGTGATTGAATCATCCGAGGCTTTCGACTGGTCTGGCGGCGGTCCTTTCTATCTTTACGTTCGCCGCGAAGATGGCAGCAGTTCCGGTCCATACATCGCAACCCGTATCGATGACTTCCATCTGTCTATCTCAGGATTGGACTTCCCACCAGATACAACTCTAGATCGCGAGCCGCCGCACTTGCTGTTCGGTATTGGCTATCCAGTCCTGATTACCTCTATTTCTCCAAACGGCACCGACTCCGCTAACGTAGAGGCGATGACGTATAATGTAGAGGTCTACGCATCAGATGACCTAAGCCCGCCATGATTAATTATCCAGAATCACTGCCGCGAGGATTGCATAACGGTCGAACCTATCAGACCGTTAGTCCGCTTAAACGATCAGAACTGTCTAGTGGTCGCGCCCGTCAACGTCGGAATTTCACTAGCGTTCCGACCATGGCTAGCATTAGCTGGATCTTTAACTCTGCTCAGGCTCAGGCATTCGAGGCGTGGTGGCGTGACCAGTTAATCGACGGCTCGCAGTGGTTCGAGTGCCCGCTCGAAACCCCGCTTGGGTATCAGGACTACACCGCTCGATTCACTGATATTTACTCTGGTCCTAATCGACTCGGTCCGCTGCTCTGGACTATATCGGCAGAACTAGAACTGCGCGAACGCCCAATACTTCCGATTGACTGGGGTCTAATCCCTGATTTCGTAGCAGAACAAGCGATATTCGATATCGCCATGAACAAAAAATGGCCGCTTAATCCGTGGCAAATCTACATTCTCGAAACAGACCAAGCAATTAATCAGGAGTGGCCACTGCCATGAGTTTCTACAATACTGGTAATCCGGTTCCTTCTATTGATCCGAGGGATTTGGATGATAACGCTAAGCATCTTGACGAGTTTGTTAATGGTACAGAGCCAACCTATACTGACCGATTAGGGGTTGAGCGTAAGACTCTTTCGGCTATTGAGAGTGATGCTGATTCTGAGCTTCTTCGAAGCGATTTGGCATCATCTTCTGGTTCTCAGCTTGTATCGTTAGAACAAGGCGGCACTCTACAGCAAGCAGTACCATGGATCACCCCAGAAATGGAAGGCGCTGTAGGTGGTGACCCGGCAATTGACACCCCAGCAATTATCGCAATGTTCGCGAAGGCGAAAGCAACCGGTCGCGAGTTCAAGTTTAACAGCTCAAAGACCTATGGTATCAACGCCACTGTACTAGTCGAGTTGGGTGATGGCGACGACTTGTTCGGTAACTTTAACGGCGCCAAGTTCCACCAATACGGTAACATCGTCCCGTTCACATTCGCTAACAAGTTGTCGTCTCCCCTGACTGCCGTTTCATCTGTTGCCAAGGTGTCGGTAGACCTGGGCAACGGGGGTGTAAACAGCTACGTATCCATGATGAATTCGACCGGCCATACCTTCGAGGTAGGCGATGTCGGAAAGATTTTCAGCAATGACATAGTTCCCGATACCGATGGCACCGGTCAGATGGTTGGTGAGTGGTTCGTTGTGGCAAAGGTAGACGGCGCAAATGTTTACGCTACTGGCGCACTGATTGAAAACTATACCTCCGGCATATACTTAGCCAAGCCATCCAAGGCTCGACTTCGGATTCCTACAGGGTTCTACCTATCAAGCGATCCTAGCGTCACTAATAATGCATCAGGTCTAAACGTGCGCGGGTTTATACGTCCGTATATGCCAGGCCTGTTCGAGGGTGAGGACCTAAATGCCACCTTCTTCAACTTCACCAGCAATTACTGTGGTGTCGTTGGCCCAGTGTTCGGCGATACTCTCAACAACGAACCAACTAATGCCCAGTATGGTTACGTCTTCAATGATAGTGGCAGCTACGGTACGCAACTAGATACGCTGAGCTGCAACCATGCGCGACATGGCTTTACCACTACGACGCCTACGCGTGTAGCCGGTGACGGACGCTGGGATCTAAGCGGTCGCAGTATGATGACTAAGGTCCGTAATGTTGTAGCACAAGGAAGCGCGAACTCCGTTGACACGCACAGCCCGGCCTATAAACCGCACTTCGGTACTATCACCGTAATGCAGGATTATCGAGGGAACGATACTGGTGGCGCCGGTCTACAGCTACGCGCCAACTCTGCTCGTATAGACACACTGGAAGTCATAAACTGCAAGGTTGGATTAGCTGTTTCAGGAGCCTCGAAAACATCGGATAGCCTCTAA